GGAATTGCTAAATTAAAAACTCCAAATTCAAAAGTATTACTCTTTTGAGTCTGAAGATTCTTTACCTGACTTTTTCTTTTTGGCTGCTTTCTTTGGCTCATCTTTAGTTTTTGTAGTTGATAATTTTTCTACTAATGAAGTTAATCCTAAATCTTCATAAGCATACGCTAACTCCTCTTGAGTTGCTGTAGCCCATTTAATTTTAAAACCATTCTTGTAAGTAGTTCCTACTGATAATTTTGCTTTATATTCTGCCATAACTGTATATATTTTTAAGTGTGATAAATCTACAACTTTTTTTCCACAATCACACATATTATAAAAAAGATATTAATAGGGAAATGTTGTTAAACTTTTTACGAACAAAGTCCAACCTATTTCTATATCTTTAACTATTATGCCCCTGTTGTTGCAGTTAATGCTGAAGTATCAACAGTAACAGCACCTGCATATTCTCTTGGTAATTCAAATTGTCTTGCCATTAGAGAAACAGTCATACCATTTTCATCAGAGTAAGCAGCACCTGTACCACCCTCTAAACTTGCAAAATTTAAGAATGTTTGACTTTTAGCAGCCACATCTTCATTTGCGTATTTTTCACTTGCACCTAAAACCCACCAATTACCATTAGTGTCTTTTGCCATACCCATCATACAAGTATCTAACAAAGTTTGCATTTCTTGAAATTTCGCTACATCTATATTTGGAACATTAAAAGATAATCCACACTCAAAAGCAGTTGAACCATTCTCTTTAGTTGCATTTATAGTTAATGCAGGAGTTTCGTTTTTAAATTCATAAACAAACCAAGCAGCATCACCACCTGACTGAATATTTGTAATAGTATGTACGCCTGTACCTCCATAAGTAACTGCATCAGCAGTTAACCAAGACCTTAGTATTATTTGAGAAATACCACCAGTTGCTTGTAAGTCAGCACAAACTACACCTAAACCTGTATCTATTGCCATTTTTTTATTATTTTATTAGTTATTAGAAGTAATTAAGAGAGTGCTTTTACACACTCTCTATTATTACATTATTATTATGCTACAATTCCCCATTGAACAAGAGAAGAATATAAGTACTGTACTCCTAACTTGAAGTAACCTCTGAAGAACATTTTTTCTTCTAAGTCATCATAAAATACTTTGAAAGAACCTTCTGGGTCAGTTACATCAGAACCAATGATTAAGTTCTCAACTGCACAGTAACATACACCATTATTAACATTTGCTGCTGCTGCAGTAATAAATAAATCAGGGTTAGTATCTGTTAAGATAGTGTCCCACTCATACATTGCTACTAATTCAACACCTCTAAACATTACTCTACGCATACCATCAACTTGATTTACAATTGCTAAATCAGCAGAAGAACCTTCTAAGTTTGCTAAGTAAGCGTTAAAGATTTTAGGAGTTACAAACATTTTCTTATCACCTGCTGGTACTTGTTGAAGTGCTGCTGGTGCTTGGTCATATACATTTCTAATTAATCCGATTGCATCTGCTGCAGTTGGTGCTGCTTCTGTTCCAGCATACTCAATTACAGTTTCTGCTTTCATTAATTCCATCCAACCATCAAAAGCAGTATAACCTGCTACTGCACCTGCTACATCACCACCCCATGCTAATCTTACTACATCTTGTGCGATACCTTTTACTGCTCTGTTTACGATTGCATCAGATAATTGAGTTCCCTCAACATTCATTACATCAGCACCAGAACGGTACATTTCTTCAATATAAGTTCCAAAGAACTCATCAGTACATTGCTCTAAAGCAACTCTACATCTACCTGCAGTAATTATTTTATCATCAATATTAAATTGAGTGTCATTACTATCAGCAGAACATCCTGAATAAGGTTGTACTATTTTTGTTAGAGCAGCAGAAGTGTAAACATTCATTTTATGTTTTACATTAGGAATAACTCTATAGTTACGCATAATATCATCACTTCTAAATACTGGCTCGTAGAACAATTCGTTTAGTTGCGCACCACCATAAGTTGCTGCGATACTGTTATTTGCTACATTTACATTTGCCATTTTTTTTCTATTTTTTTAATTATTAAATTTGTTTCTAATTCTTTCTGCCATTACATTGTAAAAACCTGCATTAGCATCTTCTTTTTTGTTCTCAACTACTGCAGGGTCGCTTTCAGTTTCAATCTCTGTACCTTTAGCATCTGCTTTGTTGATTTTAGCGTTTAACGCTTCAACCTCTACTGTTAAAGTTTCGTTAGTTCCTTTTGAAGCAACTAATTCTTCCTCTAACAAAGAAATTTTGTTTGATAATTCAATGTTACCAGTTTCAAACTCAGAAATCTTATTCATGATTTCATCATTATCCCCTAAATTAACAGTTATCATAGTTTGTTCAGCAACATCTTCAGAAACTTTTACATCACCTTTTACAGCAGTAACAATCTCCTCAACTTTGTTGTTAAACCATTCTTTTAACTCGTTAGTCATTTTTTTGTTATTTATATTAATACTTAATTTATTTTGTATTTCTTCTTGTGTGATGTTCTTAAACTTAGAAACATCATACTTTGCAGCCACTTTAATAGAATCAGAGATAGTGTCAATAAAACCTAACTCAAATGCCTCATTAGCATTTAACCAAGTTTCCTCATCCATCATCTCAGCAAGAGCATCATAAGATAATCCTGTCTTTTTCATATAAATGTCCGTAAGTTCACTTGTGATTTTATCAAGAGTATCTGCAGTCTTTCTCATATCTTTTGACTCACCCATTGTTCCACCCCAAGCGTTATGTATCATAAATAAAGAGTTTTCTGCCATTACAACCTCATCAGCACCAAGAGCAATAATAGTAGCAATACTTGCTGCTATACCCTCAATATAAACTGTAGTTTTAGCCTATCTCCTTTTGATTACATTATACATTGCCATACCATCAAATACATCTCCACCTAAACTGTTAATGCGTAAATTGATAGGCATATCTTTTAATCCTTTAATGTCAGTAATGAACTCTTGTGCAGTTACACCATAAGTTCCTATTTCATCAAAGATATAAATGTCGGCAGTTTCACTTGCCTTGTTCTGAATGTTATACCATTTCTCGTTCATAGGTGCAAAAATATAGTTTAAAGAAATTAATTTTACCTAATTTTCTTACAAAACTTTTAGTATGTGATATTATTAGATGGAATTGCTTTCTTTCTTTCCTTGTAGACTATGTTCTGTGCTTGACTTTCACTTATCTTATATTTAATAGATAAGTCCATCCAAGTATAAGTTCTACTACCTTCATTACCTACTAACATTCTATCAAAGTCAGCAATAATCATATAGTTCCTTACTCTCTTAGGGTCTATTATACCTTTCTCAACAAGATGTCGTATCATATCCTTGCAAGTTGGTGATTGACCAAATCGCTTTTCTAATTCAACTCCACAAATATCAATGAAGTCTTTAACTACATCTACCTTATTTTGTCTTTCTTTTTTTTGAGGCATTTTTCTTTTTAGGTGTTTGTTCGGCTTCAATCCATTCATCTACCATAGTTTCCCAAAACTTACATACTGCTGCTCTACAAGAAGTGCAATTCATATCTTGCTTATGTTGAGGAAATAATAAGTGCCATTCTGCAAACATTAAGTTTAATGATTCTGCTTGGTATGTTGGAAAGTTTTTAGTGTGGTTTTTGTTTCTGATAACTGCTTCAGTCATCATATTTCTTTTTTGCTTACTGTAGTTTTCAGCGATTTCTTTAAAATTCATATGTAAAGTTTTACCATTTATTTTTAGGACATTTACCAAAAAACTCTTTTGTTAATGATGTCTTTGCATCTAGGAAACACTTACATTCAGCACACCTTGCACCTCTTGTTATCTTTGGTTTCTTTAGTAACATAAAGTTTCGGTAAAAACTACAACTTTTACATATATCTAATCTCTCTAACTTGGTTTTCTTATCAACAAACATTTGTTTATTTCTTTGATTATTAAATTGTTGCTTCAGATTGTATTACACTTACTGAGTTTTGACTATCAGTAATATCTGCTTCAACTACTACTACTTTACTAGAACTTCCCATTGCACCCATCATTTGATTCTGACCTATTGCATTGAATTGTTGTTGGCTAAATGAAGGCATATTAAGTAATCCACCATCTGCAAACTTAACACCACCTCCTGCAGCGTTCATTGCTGATAATTGACTACCAAACATTGCTGTACTTCTTTTATTTATAACAGCCTCACCACCTTCTAATTCAACTACTCTACCACCTACTGCAAACTTCTCACCTCCCTGTGCGTGTGATTTACCATGTACTAACCCTCCATTTGCAAACTCCTCAATCATTCCACCTAGTGCATATTGTTGCGACTTAATTGCATTAAGTTGAATAATACCCATAGCAGCAACAAAAGCCATTTTAAAATAATTTGGAAAAGCCTCTGTTATACCGACTGCTGTATTCATTAATGCTTTTTGAACATTTCTTTTCTT